CAAGGGAAGTCGTTCGCTGAAGCACAGGAAATCGTCCTGCACGAAACTCTTTCCGCAAACGCCGAACTGCAAAAGAAAAACGCCGAATTGCAGGAACAACTGAAAGCGAATCGGGGAGAGACTCCAGTCACATTCCAGACGGAGCCGACTGCCGAGCAAAGCAAGGCGAATCGGTTCAGTCAGAATCTCGGTCCCAATCTCGGTCGGTTTGCGGCGGGTCTGTCCGTCGCCAACCGAAACTAACCTGCTTGAAAATCGCGGCTGCCGTGGCCCGTTTAAGTCTCGGCGAATTCCTTTTTGAAAGGGTTTGAAAATGGCAATGCCCACGTTGCTCGATATCGCCAAGGCTAACGGGTCTGATGCCTTGGTCGGGCTGATTGACGAAACGACTCAAGCGGCTCCGGAAGTTCGGAGCGGTGCCGCCCGGACCGTTCGCGGACTGAGTTACAAGACTCTCGTCCGAACCGGACTCCCGACCGTCGGATTTCGCTCGGCCAATGCCGGTTATGCGTCATCCAAGGGGGTCTACGAAAATCGGACCTACGAGTGCTACCTGTTCAATCCGCGATGGGAGTGCGACAAAGCCGTCGCAATGGCCCACGAAGACGGAATGGAGGCGTTCGTCGCCTTGGAAGCCTCGGGAATCATGGAAGCCGCCTTCCAGGAACTCGGATCGCAGTTCTACTACGGAACGTCGAATGATTCCCTCGGTTTCCCCGGACTGCTGGCGGCTTACGACTCGACCAACATGGTTGTCGATGCCGGCGGCACAACCGACAACGTTTCGACTTCTGTTTGGGCGGTGAAGTTCGGTCCGCGTGACGTGCAGTGGATCTACGGTCAGGACGGAAATCTGTCGCTGTCGGATCTGATCGAAGCTCGGCTGACGGACGGCAGTTCCAACCCCTACACCGGACTCGTTCAAGAGATCCTGATGCACGTTGGATTGCAGGTCGGTTCGACTCGCTCCATCGCCCGCATCAAGAAGCTCACGACCGACTCCGGAAAGGGTGTGACTGACGCTCGAATCGCGTCCTGTCTGGCGTTGTTCCAGACCGGCGTCAAGCCGGATGTCCTGTTCATGAATCGTCGTTCTCTGGAGCAGTTGCGAGCCAGCCGAACCGCCACGAATGCGACTGGAGCACCCGCTCCGATGCCAGCCGAAGCGTTCGGAGTGCCGATCCTCGTCACTGATTCCATCGTCAGCACGGAAACTCTCGCTTCCTAATCCTCAGGCTCGGGCCTGTTCTCCCGCCTGCTGCCTCACCACGGGGCAGCAGGTTTTACAAACATGAAAACTCCCATTCAGGAGACTCCGCAATGACTGTATCGAACGGCTATAACGTGAGGGATGCCAACCTCAAAAACACTCGCGCGCTTCCGGGGAGTGCCACGTCTGTCTACTCGACTGGCATCCAGATCGATAACGGGGCGAACGGATCATTCGTCGCTCCCTGCGAACTGCTGATTACTGCTCCGGCTGCTGCGGTCGGTCAGTTGGCGAATGCCGAAACGCTCGTCTATTTCGTCCAAACTGACGACAACAGCAGCTTTTCGAGCGCGACCAACATCAGCGGAACTCTCATCACTCAAACGGGTGCGGGAGGTGCCGGTGCGGCGGGTGCAACTGCTCGATTCAAAGTGCCTTCCAATGCCGAAAAGTACATTCGGCTCGGTGTCACCAAGACTGGATCGACGGACGCCTCCTCTCTGACGGCGACTCTGGAACTCCTGTTCTAAGGTGGGCACATGGCGTTCTCTGATCTGATATCCGGTGCGCTGGCCACTCTTCGCGGAGTGGCCGGTGTCACCGTCACTTACACACGAGGCGTTCACTCAGTCGATGTGACGGCGACATTGGGGGCCAGTCGGATTGAGATGACGAGCGGTGACGGGTCTTTTACGGTTGTCCCGGCACGCGACTACATGATTGCCGTCGAAGACTTGATTTTGAACTCGGTGGCGGTGACTCCCTCTCCTGGAGACACCATCGAGGAAGATTGCGAAGGCAAGACCTACGTCTATCGCGTGATGGATCTTGGGTCGGAGCAGTGCTACCAGTTTTCCGACTTCGGTCGGACTCAGTTCCGCATTCATACCAAACAGATCAGCGTGACCTGATGGCCAGCGACATCGAAGATATTTGCGATGAGATCGTGACGTACCTCACGGGTCTTTATCCCGGAGTCTTCTCGTCGATTGAGCGGGTCACGGTGCCTCGATTCGATCCGGAATCGCTGAATACAGGCAGTCCGGTCATCAATGTGGTGGGAGCAGGGAGGACTTCGGAAAACATCAACCGGGGATCTCGTCAGTACACATACACCGTTCTGATTTTCATTGCACAGGCGGTGCCTGCTGTGAATGGAAATGACACGGACGACCTTCAGGAACTGACCGTGGAGATTTCAAATCATCTTGAGCGGTTGAGCCTCACGGCGGCAAGGGCCAGGGAACAGTCTGTGGCGGTGACGCTGTTCGATGCTGATGCGTTACAGACCGAGAACCGTTTTCAGTCGCTCATCACTTTGACCCTCGTCGGAGGTCATCGCAGTGTTTAGCTTCAAGATGTCCGACTTCAAGAAATCATTCTTCGACGCCGAAGCGGTTGTGCGTGCGTTGGACAAGGCGAGCCGCAAGGCGTTGTCGAAGTTCGGGGCCTTTGTTCGGACATCGGCAAGGGGTTCGATCCGCAGACGCAAGGGATCGTCGAAGCCGGGCCAGCCTCCGCACGCTCACCAGGGGGACATCAAGAAAATCCTGTTTGCTTATGACGCCGGGAGTCAAGGTGTCGTCATCGGCCCGATCCGGTTCAACAAGCCGGGAATGGCTCCGAAGATCATGGAGCACGGTGGCTCGGTGGTGATTGAGCGGAAGCAGAAGCGGACGGGGCGAGTCAAACGAAACACGGTTCAGGTTGCCGAGCGGCCATTCATGGCTCCGGCGTTTCTCAAGGAACTCCCGAGGCTGCCAGAGCAGTACCGGAATCAGATGAACAGGAGCTAATTATGGCCGGTGAATATGTCCTCATGGGTTTCGATGGCGTTCTGCAACGGAACACGGGAACCTATGCTTCCCCCACTTGGTCGGCGTGTGCGAACATCCGCAATCTTTCGGTGAAATACGAACCGACCGAAGTTGATGTGACTCGTCGCGGAAGCGGCGGCTACGTCGAGACTGAAACCGGACTGGTGGCGGCCTCGATCGAATTCGACCTGATGCTCATCAAGGACGAAAACGGGGCTTTTCCTGCGGACATCAACGCTCTCGTTGATGCGGCCATCGGACAGACCTCGATCGAACTGGCGGCTACCGATCTGCCGATTGCTTCGGAAGGTGCTGAAGGTCTGCGGGCGACCTGCAAGCTGTTTGGCTTGACTCGCGCAGAGCAGTTGACGGATGGAATGTCCGTCACCCTGACCGCGAAGCCAACCTATGCCGCGAATCCCCCGACATGGCACAAGACTGCCGAAGGTTCGTAACGCTGAAAGGATCGTATGCCGTCCGTCAAAGACAACAACGGGAAAGAGTGGTCGTTCTCCGTCAACGTCGCCTCTCTCGCTCGCGTGAAAGAGAATCTGGGCTTCGATCTTCTGTCAGTCGCTGGTGACGCTCAGGCGTTGCCAAAACTGTACGGAGATCCGGTTCACCTCATCAACTGCCTGTTTTGGCTGTGCAAGGCAGACGGGCCGATTGAGACCTTTCAAGAGGCGTGGGCAGGCGAGTCGATTGAAGCAGCTTACTCAGCCATTTGTGAGGGGATCATCGGTTTTTTCCCAAGTTGCCGCCGTCAGATCGTGAATCAGTTCGTAGAGACGTTCACCGAGATCATGGCGACGGCAAGGGAACTGGCTCCCCAGGAGTTACAGGAGGTGAAGGAAGCCGCACTGGAGGCGATGCGGAAACAATCTGGCGAACAATCTGGAACTGTGCCGGAATCCTCGGAATTGACCCCGGAGGCTTCACCCTCCGTCAGTTGATTTGGATGACGGAAGCGAAACAGAAGGAAGCATGGAATCACACGGCACTGATAGCGGCTCTGATTCGGAATTCGACGGCCAGCAAGCAAAAGGATTGCGTTGACGCCTTTCACTTTCATCCATTCAGGGTGGAACTCGAAGCGGAATCGAAGGCGAAAAAAGAGGAGCAACTGAAGATCAAGCAACCGATTCAGATCCTCCAGTGTTTCTTGTCGAAGTCTGAACAGCGGCGATTGAAGAAAGAGGCGGCAGAAAAATGAGTACGTCGTCGATCAAAGCGGGAGAGGCGTTTGTCGAAGCCTACCTCGAAAAGTCTCGTCTTTATCGTGACATGAAATCCGTCTCCGCTGAGATGTCAGCATGGGGCAAGCGAATCACGAATGTCGGGGCCGGAGTGCTGGGGGCTGGCGTGGCGATTACGGCTCCGCTGGCCGCTGCCGTCGGGATCTTCACCGAGGTCGGGGGCAGTATGGAGGATATGTCCGCACGCACGGGAATATCTGTGGGTGCGTTGTCCGAATTGGGTTTCGCGGCCAATCAAACCGGGGCTTCGATGGAGAATGTCGAGGTCTCCGTCAAGAAGATGCAGAAGACCATCGCTGAAGCATCCGAAGGGAATAAAACGGCCATCGAAACCCTGAACGATCTTGGTGTTTCGATGGCCGAACTGAAGGGACTCACTCCCGATCAGCAGTTTGCCAGAATCGCGGCATCTATCGCGAAGATTCCAGACCCTGCCAAACGGACGAATGCGGCTTTGTCGGTGTTTGGAAAGAGCGGGACGCAATTGCTCCCGATGATCCAGAATTTCGACCAGCTTGCGGCTCGTGCGAGAGAACTGGGGCTGATCCTCAACGATGAAGACACGGCGGCGGCGGACGCCTTCGGTGACACACTGGACGAGCTTTGGGCTGTCGGGAAAAAGATGGCGTTCACGGTCGGCGCGGCGTTGGTCCCCTCATTGCAGGGTCTGGCAACGTGGCTGGCGAATAGTTCGGCGGTTGCGGGGAACTTCATCAACGAGAATCGCGGACTCGTCACGATGGCGGCGGCGTTGGGTGTCGGCTTGATCGGGACCGGTGCGGGAATTATGGCCTTTGGGGTCACGTTGCGAACGGTGGCCCCGCTTCTGACGCTGACGAAGATGGGGATTTCGGCTCTGGTCGGAATGGTCGGAGCAATCGGTCCTGCCTTGGCGGGCGGGTTTGCTCTGCTCATCTCTCCTCTCGGTCTGGCGTTGGCTGGTGTAACTGCTCTGGCTGTCGGTTTCTTCACGCTCACGGACACCGGGAAACAGTCAGTGGCTTCGCTCGGGGAATCCTTCGGAGTTCTTCTGGGGGACGCGACCACGACGTTTGACGGCATCAAGAATGCGATGCAGGCGGGCGACTTTCAGCTTGCGGCGGAAATCCTCTGGGCCGGGCTGCAAGTCGTCTGGGCCTCGGGGACCGCGACTCTCGGGACGATCTGGGCGGATGTGATCGAGGTGATGTCCGTTGCCTGGAACAACGCCGTAGCCTTCGTCGGTGGTGCCTGGGATGCCCTGCTGCTGCGAATCAAGCAGGGTCAGGATCTACTCGCACACGCAGTCTCGTATATTTCAGAGTCTTTGGGGATCTCTCCCGCTGGATCGAGCGTGGCTCTGGCTGAGGATCAAAAACGAGAGAATGACGCAGCAGATGCAAAAAGAATTCAGGCGGAAAAGGACAGAGAAAAGACGCTGCAAGATGCGAACCTGGCAGCCTTCGCGAAGAACAACGCCAAGCGGGCGGCGTTAGAAGAGAACTTGGCGAACAAGCGGGCGGAACTAAATCGAAAGGTGGAGGAATCTCGTGTGGCTGTTGCGGCGGGTGCGACTGCGACTCCTTCGGCGAATGCGCTCCCGTCTGTGGACACAGAAGCGATCTCAAAAGGGACGAAAGTTCAAGGGACTTTCAGTGCATCAATCGCGTCTCAGATCACAGGTGCGGACAGCACTGGCAAGAAGCTGGACGAGGCGAAAGAGATCCATAAAAAGCAACTCACCCAAATGGAGAGAGTCGTCAGGAAACTTGAAAACTCCGGGAAACTGGTCTTTACGATATGACAATCACATTTGAAGAGAATTGGGACAGCGGGAGAATCGGCCTGTACGATGCCGATTTCGTCGGCAATCTCTACGGCACCGACGATTACCTGACCGCTCTTCAGGAGGCGGTGAGCTTCATCCCCTCCACGTTTGACACCGGCCAACATGTGCTGACGCTGAAAAACGTCGGCAAGATCGAACGGATTGCCGAAGAAATCTGGAAGGTTCCTTTCGAGTACGGGTCCGCGCAGGCCGCACAGCAGAATGAGAACGAGTTTGCCAGTGAAGGGGCGTTCAATCAGCAATTCGAGATCGGCGGTCAAACCGCCAGAGTGACACACTCGAAAGAGACGATTGCGAGCTACGTTCCCGCTGGTGAGACGGCGACGGACTTCGGCGGAGGTATCAATGTCACGGATTCCGGAGTCGATGGGATCGATATCCCGATCCCTGCCTTTGGATTCAGTGAGACGAGAAACTTTCAGGCGAGCCTGTTACCGGCGATTCGGTCGGCACTGTTCGGACTGTGTTGCAAGACGAACTCCGCTCCATTTCTCGGATTCGCTGCCGGGGAAGTGTTGTATCTGTCCGCCTCGGGTGGACTCAAAGGGTCCAACACATTCGGCGAAGTGACTCATAAATTTATCGCCTCACCGAATGTGACCGGCCTCTCTATCGGTGGAATTACCGGGATCAACAAAAAGGGGCATGAATACCTCTGGGTGCGAAGCAATGAAGAACTGGACGAAGCCAGCAACGCAATCCGTCTGAAGCCGATGCAGGTCAATGTCGAGCGGGTGTTTGATTCGGCGGATCTGAATAACATTCCGAATATTACAGAGTACGGGTACTGAAATGGCGGGCGACAAATTCAAGCGAGTGAACGCCGGGGACTCGCTCGATATCTCCGCGCCGACTTGGAACGGTCTGATCGATGCAGCCGAACATGTGGCGAAGAATCTCAATCGCATGGACTTCAGTCCCTCTGCTGCCGCGTTCGTTCAGTCCGGGCTGCTGGTCCGCGTGAAGAACAATTCTGGAGCCGACGTCGATCAGTATTGCCCGCTGATGCTGTCGGGCGGGTCCGTGTTCGATTCCGGAGGCTCGCCAGACAATCGCAGATCGTTCAAAAAAACACCCCTGCTGATCGGAGTCGAACCGGAGGACGACCCGGAAGCGGTGTTTGTGGTCACTCAGGAGCCGATTGCTGACGGAGATTTCGGCCTGTGCTGTCTGTTCGGAATGACGGTCGCGAATATCGACGTGACTCACGCCGATCACACTCATGCGACTCTGAAAGATACGGACATCACGCAGCTTTCATCGGCGATGTTCGGCCATCGAATCTACCACAAGCCGAGCGGGACCGGGGCGAAGCTGGCCTACGTCTGCCTCGGGGCGGAATCTTGCAATCCGTATAAGGGAGTGGCCACGGAATCCATCGGAGCAAACACCTCCGGGACTTTCAAGTTTGCGACGGGATTGCTTGGATCTTTGGTTGCCATCGGTTCTGAATTTACTGGTATCTATGCGGCATCAACTGACGACGGAACAATCGATGTCGATGCGGAATTGTTTGTGTCTCGCATCCTCGGCGAGTGGGTGCTGACACCTGTGGAGTGCCCGGCATGAGTCCAAACTTCTGGGGACCGCGATGCTGCGGGGAGCCGGGGCCTGATGGATATTGTCATATTCGCTGGTATCCTCTCAACGGATCGGCTCCTGATCCTCTGGCGGCATGGTATCAGTACATCTCTGGGGGTGCAGATGGACTGCATCCGATGCTCATATCAGGAGATGAGTGGCTATGGACTGTTTCGCAGTCCGGAATCGTGCAGATGCATTATCCGGCAGAAGGTGATGGGTGGGGGGAAATCTTCAAGCTCGATCCATATAAGCCGGAATACTCTCCTCCTGCCGGTGCTGTTGGGACTTCAAAGGGTCCGAAGAACATCAACGTCCGTCTGATTCAGAAAACAGACGGCACTGTGAACGACATTGCGTATGCAACATCCAATCCGGTCATCCAACTGGAGACTGACCAGATATCAGGGTCGATGCGAGACCTGACGTTTCCATCGAGCAACTTTGACGCTCACTCGTTGCACTACCTATACAACGGCACTCCGGATTCATTTTCTATCAACGCTATTGGCGGCGGAGGGGCTGCCGCCGGATCGTGGAATCCGTGGAGTCCATCGAGTCCTGATGGAGGGTTTTCTCCGTGGGGCGGGTACAACATGACGGGGGCGGGGGAGTCGGCTGATTACCCCGCTCCGCAGTTCGCCATTGATGGAGTTGTCGGGAAGCTTGATATCGAGTTCTCTCCGACGAACTGGGGGGAGTCAACTCCCACGGACTTCTACGAAATCCCCACAAGCGGTTTCTGGAAAATGTATTTAACGCAGTGGGTCGGTGATGTCCCGTGTGGTGGCAAAGGTGCATATAGTCAAGGGCTTGGCGGCTCTGGAAATTCAGAGTGGACCGCAGCAGTGGAGGCGGCAGAAAACGACACAATATATGCGAGTGTGTCTGGAATCGATCAAGTTTCGGACTGGTTGGTGTTAGTGGCGTCGTTCAATTCATGTTTCGACAACATCGCTTCCGTTACCGGTGTCGAAGTTACTATTCGGAGATACGCTGAAAACGACTCTCCTCCGGTGAATATCAAAGATTCGCAGCTTATTCCGCAGATAGCTAGCACGGCATTTGATTCCGGCGGATGGGTTGATGGGATCGATCAGGCGGCAACATCCGTTAAGTGGTCCGCTGGAATTGAGGATGCCGTTTATGGCGGTCCGGGAAACCTGATGGGATTGAATGATACCCCGGACACAACCTTTCAATACTTGCGATTCAAATACCAAGTTCGCCATAGTTCCGCCGGATGCGATGCATTCGTCGACGGATTCAATGTGACACTGTACTACATTGACTCGGATGGCAATGCTGGATCGACAGATATCGATCATAGCCACTACGTCGCTCCCGGTCAGGTGGGATTCTATGTTGGACGCATGGCCGCCGTGGGTGAATTCGGCGACAGCACTGGATACAAAACGACGTTTCTTCCGGACCAGCTTCCTTTGTCAATCACTGGATCGGAACTAGCTTCGATCCTGAAGGATAAGGAATATCTCGATCCGAGATACGACGTGACTGGAACGGGATCACTCCTTACTCCGGGTGAAAAGATTACACTGACATTTACTTATGTGGATGGCCCAACTCGCGATGTAACTTATACTCTTAATGAAGGAAATAGCGATCCAGATAATCTGGTTTTTGGGTTTTGGAAAGGTGTCGTATTGGTCGGTGTTGGGGGACTGGCGTACTACGCAGACGAAGTGGCGACATTACACAAACTGCAAGGCGTCAATCCATCCATCGGATGGAGTCGCGGGGACGGAACTGAGGATATAGTCGCAAGATATCTTCAGACGCCCGTTACCGCAAAAGCGTCTATCTCGCCTACTGGTGACGGAGACATTATCACGCGGTACGGGGCGAAAGTGCGTGGTAATACAGATGGAGTTTTTCCGGGAAATTACAACTACATCTGGACGGTTCGCCAGTACCACACAGACGGAACGCCAGTGGATGAAGTCGGAACATGGATTAACTTTGAATACAATCATGTGGGGTCGCGATACTACAGTAGCTTTAGTCCAAGGTGGGTGGATGGGGCTGGTAATTTGTACACATCAAAGAACGTGTACGAAGATCCGGTGGCGATGCGAAAATTTGGTCCGACTCCAGACCCGAATGCATTTCGCCATCTGATCTGGGGGTCTTTGGAAGATACGTTTTCGTGCATCACCGAGACAACAGAAAGCTATCTCCTGATCGGCGGTCGCGGCTATGTCGCGAAAATCAACAAACAGTCAGGGTCGACGGTCTGGAGAACTGAACTCCCGCACGCATCAAACGGCATTGACCCTCAGCCGGTCGCGTGGATCTCGCATTACACCTCGGCTGTCGGTCCATCCGCCGCAATTTTTGTGGCAGCGAATTTCGGTGTTTACGAACTGTTGGCGTCGACTGGAGAAGTCGTCGGTTACTTTCCTCACGGCAACAGGACGACATCTTGCATTTATCGATTCGTGAACGGAATTCATTTTCTTGTTTTGACTGGGGCGAGAGCACTGATCGACATCGACGAGCAACTGCTCGACATGACGCCGTTCTAATAATCGTCAGAGCGGGATTTCATAGCGGATGTCTTCCGGAGAATCCAGCCTCGTTTTGGGGATGCGGACCTTGATCGAAGTGGCTCCGTCAACGGGCCGCTCGAAAATCACAACATCGCGGAATGTTTCTCCGGGATCGTAATCTGAGCCGGATCGGAGAGTCAAACAGAATCCCAAAATCACCCCGCTTTCGGAGGGTCGCACAGTCCCGGGGAGCGGTGAATCTCGATCGATTCGAGAAACAGGCCGAAATTTCTGACGCTGGCCCGGTACTGCCGGAGCGTGGATTCTGCCCCTCCGGCCAATTTGTGAGGGAGG